ACTGGTCTTTGGAGTCCCCCCGCCACGCTTACGCTGAGTGATGCACGTTCCAAAAGCTCCCCCAACTCTAAGCTGTATATCTATACAGTATAAAAAATCTCATCCCCCAGACCCCACCCCTCTTCATACAGGGAACACCCCCCATGCAAAAATAATTGCCATGCCCCAAAAAAATATATTACACTCCACACATCGAGGCTGCGTCACACGCCATGTATACACCCATAATTGATTTCGACACTCCGCTAACGGAATTCACTCCTACATTCCAATCATTGGAAGACAGAGTCGCGTCTGCACTTGCTGCATTGATCGACACGGATAACTTGCCAGAACCCACAGAAGATGAGCGTGCCAGAAGCCGTGAGATATTCATGGGTGAGCGTTCACCAACTGCAGAAGACTTGTCAATCCCAGGAGTCATTGTGCATGTGTCTTCTATATTGAACGAGTACGACAAGCAAGTTGTAAAGTCGGCAGTACAACTGCGAACGTTTGTAACTAATAAGTTAATTGTGGAATCCAACAACATGGATCCCCGCATCAGGATCAAGGCATTAGAACTACTGGGTAAAGTATCAGATGTCGGATTGTTCACGGACAAAACTGAGATTACATTGCGTCATCGTCCCACCGAAGAGTTGGAACAGATGCTAAGAGAACGGCTGACCCGAGTCATTGAAGGGGAAGTGTATGAAACGTCAGACCCTGCCAGTCTTAGCAAGAAACCCAAAATTGATATCACGGAAGTAACGGGTTGATGCAAATCCCATCAACTTTGACTCCGGCGTTGGTAGCCAAAATTGCCAAGACCATGTCTGCGGAAGATGCTGCTGAGTTGATATCCATGTTTGATGAGCTTGAAGAGCGCAAACGAATTTCAATATGCCAGAATGATTTCTTAACGTTTATTGCGGCATTAGACCCCAAGTACAAGTTTGGCTTGCATTTGAAAAGGCTGGGGTCACTCTTGATGGATGTGGAGCAAAACCTAAAGAATAGGATTGCTGTGTCCATGGCTCCTCGTATGGGGAAGTCGCAGATGATTTCAATCTACTACCCAGCATGGTATCTAGGTAGAAACCCTGACCACAAAGTAATTGTTGCATCGCACACGGCAGACTTGGCGGTGGTGATGGCACGCAAGGTGCGTAACTTGATGCAGACCCAGGAGTATAAAAATATATTCCCCCAAACCCAAATTGCTCAAGATGCGAAAGCGGCGGGTCAATGGAACACCACGGTAGGGGGCGAATATTTTGCAATTGGTGTGGGCGGCGCGTTGGCTGGTCGCGGTGCGAATCTAATCATTACCGATGACCCACACTCGGAGCAAGATTTGAAGTCATCGAACTTTTCGTCATTGGATGCGACGTACGAATGGTTCACGGCAGGATTGAGAACTCGTCTGATGCCAGAAGGAAAGATATGCGTGCTGCACACGCGTTGGCATCAACGAGATTTGATTGGGCGTTTGATTAAAGATACCGCCATGAACGAGGGCGGGGATACTTATGAGTCATTTGAGTTTCCAGCAATCCTGAATGAGGGTGAAGCCAAAGAAAAATCTATCTGGCCCGAGCAATGGAGTTTGGAAGCACTGCAACAAACTCGGGCATCCATGCACCACATCATGTGGCAGTGGTATGCTCAGTACCAGCAAAACCCGACTGCGTCAGAAGCCGCCATCATTAAGCGGGATTGGATAAAATGGTGGACAGAGCAAGACCCGCCTAAGATTGAATTTATTGTGCAGTCGTATGATACGGCGCTCACGACCAAAGACAGGTCTGACTTCTCGGTGTGCCAGACATGGGGAGTGTTCAAGCATAGGATCAGTGCCATGGATCCAATCACAGACAACCTCATTTTACTTAACAGTGTTAAGGGTAAATACGAATTCCCAGAGTTAAAAGTGATGGCGCTTGAGCAAGCCAAAGAATGGGAACCAGACAGTGTGATTGTGGAGGCCAAGGCCAGCGGTCAACCACTCATTGACGAAATGCGACGTTCTGGTCTTTTTGTTCAAGATTACAGCCCAGGTAAGGGACAAGATAAGATAGCTCGATTAAACTCGGTGTCGGACATGTTTTCGTCGGGACAGATTTGGTTTCCAGAAACGTCATGGGCAAGTGCCGTGGTTGAGGAAATACTATCGTTCCCTGCTGGAGAAAACGACGATCAGGTGGATGCTTGTACGCTTGCGTTAATTCGCGTACGCAAAGGTGGAATGTTAAGACTTACAACGGATCTTGAAGATCCAGAGCCGTACGTTAGACCACGGCGCGCAGTGTATTACTAGGGGGAAAGATGGCGACTCAAAAGTTTATGGGTAAGAATTCTTTGATTGATCGCTTGGCAAGCCAAGTTGGATCAAGAGATGTGGCTATCGGTATATTGCAAAAACGTGGTCAAGCTGATGCTCAAGGTAATTTAACTTCCGCAGGAAAGAAACGTGATGCCATGACCGCTGAAGAACGTGCGCTAGACAGAGCGTCTAAGTCATCTGGCAAGCCAAGTAGCAGTTATGTTTATGACCCTCGCACAAACCGTGCAAAGTTGAAAGGTTGAAAATGGAAAAGAGTTTGTACCAAGCCCCTCAAGGGATTGCTGATTTGCCAGATGGCATGGACACAGCTATGGAGATCGAGATTGTTGACCCTGAAGAAGTCAATATTCATGCAGGAGATCTGGATTTGAGTATTTCCAAAGGTGGAGACGAGGACTTTACTCGTAACTTAGCCGAAGACATGGATGAGGGCACGCTCAAGAAAATCTCTGGCGACCTGATGGAGGACATTGACAGCGATATCAGTTCAAGAAAAGACTGGGCCGACATGTTTGTCAAGGGTCTAGATGTATTGGGCATGAAATACGAAGAAAGAACTGAGCCTTGGAACGGTGCGTGCGGAGTTTACTCTACCGTGCTGACCGAAGCTGCGGTCAGATTTCAGTCTGAGACGATCATTGAGACATTTCCTGCGGCGGGCCCCGTCAAAACGGAGATCATTGGTGCGATAGACAAGCTAAAAGAAGAGGCTGCAGAGCGTGTCAAAGACGACATGAACTACAAACTCACTGAGCAGATGTCCGAGTACCGCCCAGAGCATGAAAGAATGCTATTTAACTTGGGGTTGGTAGGTTCTGCGTTCAAGAAAGTGTACTTTGACCCCAGCTTAGACCGTCAAACGTCTATATTTATTCCCGCTGAAGACGTCATCATCCCCTATGGCGCTGCAAATGCGCTGACTGCGGAGCGGGTTACGCACTTGATGCGTAAAACCAAGAACGAAATCCGTAAATTGCAGGTGGCTGGGTTCTATCGTGAGGTAGATTTGGGCGATCCTGTGGCGATTCACACGGATATTGAAAAGAAAAAAGCTGAAGACCAAGGGTATTCACTTACAGACGACGATAGATATCAAATTGCAGAGATTCAAGTTGAGTATGACTTGCCTGGGTACGAAGATGATGACGGTATTGCACTGCCATACATCATTACCATTGACAGAGCATCGGGGGAAGTCCTAGGAATCTACAGGAATTGGAAGCAGGACGATAAAACCAAGCAAAAGCGGGTTCACTTTGTTCAATACACCTACATTCCTGGGTTTGGCGTGTATGGACTGGGCTTAATTCACCTGATTGGTGGCTACGCCCGTGCAGGAACTGCGCTTATTCGCCAATTGATTGATGCAGGTACGTTGGCCAACCTTCCAGGCGGCCTAAAGTCCAGAGGATTGCGTGTAAAAGGCGACGATACGCCAATTGCACCGGGAGAATTCCGAGATGTGGACGTTCCAAGCGGTTCCATTAAAGACAATATCATGGCGCTCCCTTATAAAGAGCCATCTCAGGTGTTGGCAGGGCTGTTGGACAAGATAACAGACGAAGGCAGACGTCTAGGGTCTATTGCAGACATGAATGTCAGTGACATGAGCGCCAATGCACCCGTTGGTACGACGCTTGCCCTCTTGGAGCGTCAATTAAAGACCATGAGTGCGGTGCAAGCCCGGGTTCACTACGCCATGAAGCAAGAATTCAAGCTTTTGAAGGACATCATCAGGGACTTTACCCCCAGCCAGTACGACTACACGCCTGCTTCAGGGGAAAAAGGGGCTAAACGTGAAGATTACGACATGGTGGAAGTCATTCCAGTGTCTGATCCGAACAGTTCTACGATGGCCCAGCGCATTATGCAGTACCAAGCTGTGATGCAAATGGCCCAACAAGCCCCTCAAATCTACAATTTACCCCAATTACATAGGCAAATGATCGACGTTTTGGGGATTAAAAACGGGGATAAATTGGTTCCAATTGAGGATGACATGAAGCCCGTTGACCCCGTCAGCGAGAACATGGCGTTCTTAAACGGCAAACCAACCAAGGCATTTATCTACCAAGACCATGATGCCCACATTGCAGTACACACTGCCATGATGCAAGACCCGTTGATGGCAGCGCAAATCGGTCAAAACCCGCAAGCGCAACAAATGATGGCAGCAATTCAAGCGCACATTGCTCAGCACTTGGCGTTCGCCTATCGTAAAAAGGTGGAAGATCAATTGGGTACGGCTCTGCCAGATCCAAACGAAGAGATTCCAAAAGACATGGAAGTTCAGTTGTCCAGACTTGTGGCTCAAGCGGCGCAACAAGTATTGGCCATGTCTAAAGGTCAGGTTCAACAGCAACAAGCTCAACAAATGGCGCAAGACCCGCTCATTCAGATGCAACAGCAAGAGCTTCAGCTTAAAGCGCAAGATACCCAGACTAAAGCTAAGAAGGTCGAAGGCGACTTGGCGCTTAAACAGCAAGAGCTTCAGTTAAAAATGCAGGAAATGCAGAGTAAACAAGGGATGGACAATCCGCAGATGTTGGCCCAAAAGCACGCGATGGAGATGGCGCAAGCCCAGCAAAGCATGCAGCAGTTGGCCCAGCAACACCAGTTGGAATTGGCAAAAGCGTCCCAACAGCATCAACAGAATTTGGCGCATACGCAACAGCGCCACACTCAAGGTTTAGCCAATCAACAACAAGCTCATGGCGTGAGCTTGCTGACAAAAGCGCAACAGGCTGAACAACAAATGGAGCTGGCTCGTCAAGCCGCTGCCAACAAACCTAGAGGTGAATGATGGACGAAAGAATCTTTGAACTTTTAAATAAAAAAATTGAAGATCTTAAAGACACCTACAGTGTCCCGTTAAACGACGGGTCAGCAAAAGATTTTGGTGAGTACCAAAGTATGTGCGGGGTAATCCGGGGTCTTGCCCTTGCACAAAGAGAGATAGCCGACCTCGTGCGAAAACTAAAGGATAGCGACGATGAGTGAACTTTTGATTAGCCAAGATGGTGTAACAACCACTGCACTGCCTGAGACAGCAGAGGAGAAGGCAAGACAATTGCCCGACCCCGTTCGTTTTCAAATTCTCACAGTCTTACCCGAAATAGACGAAGAGTATGAGAGCGGACTACTGAAGTCCAGTCAATCTATGCACTACGAAGAAGTACTAACGCCCGTACTATTTGTGGTCAAACTTGGGCCTGATGCCTACAAAGATCCGACAAGATTTCCCTCTGGGCCTTCTTGTAAAGTCGGCGACTTTGTAATTGTCAGACCCAATACAGGTACAAGGCTCAAGATACATGGCAAAGAATTCAGGATCATCAATGATGACTCTGTTGAAGCTGTGGTTCAAGATCCCCGTGGCATAACCCGTGCAGCATAAGGAGTAAATCATGGCTGAATTTAAAGATGAATTTAAGTTCCCTGACGAAAAGATGGAAGTCACCGTCGAGGGAGATGAAGAAAAAGTTGAGATAGAAGTGGTAGACGATACGCCTGCAGAGGATCGTAATCGCCGACCCATGACTGATCCTCCTCAAGAGTTAACTGAAGAAGAGTTGGATAAATACGACGATAGCGTCAAGCATCGTATCAAGCACTTTACCAAAGGCTACCATGAGGAGCGGCGCGCAAAAGAAGCTGCACAACGGGAACGCGAAGAAGCCGTGCGTATTGCTCAAGCTATTATTCAAGAGAATAAACAGCTCAAAGGTTCTCTCTCACAAGGGCAATCTGCACTAATAGATCAAGCCAAGAAAGTTGTTGCCAATGAGCTTGAGAAAGCACAAGCAAGGTATGTTCGAGCTTATGAAGCTGGAGATACTGCAGAACTTGTAGCCGCCCAGACAGATATCTCAGCAATTACGTTAAAAGCCGACAAAGTTGAGAATTTTCGTCCCACCCCTTTACAAGAGGAACGGAATGAGGTACAAACACAACAACCGCTATTTCAACAAGCCCCACAACCTGATCCTAAAGCGGTCGAGTGGCGCGACAAGAACTCTTGGTTTGGACAGAACAGGCGCATGACAAGTTATGCCTTGGCTGTTCATGAAGAACTTACCACTGATGAGCGAATTAATCCATCTAGTGATGAGTACTACCGAAGACTTGATGCAGAAATACGGCAAAGATTTCCAGAACAATTTGGTTCTGCCAAATCCGTGGATGCGCCCCCTCCACCAAACAAAACAAGTGTAGTTGCTCCTGGTACGCGAAGCTCAGCGCCTAAAAAATTCGTGCTTACAAAATCCCAGGAAAACATCGCCAAACGTCTTGGAGTTCCATTGGAGCTCTACGCGCGCAAGGCTGCGGAAGAACTTAGAAAAGGTGAATAATCATGTCTGAAACACAAATAAATCGTAAGAGTAGAGATCTAGAAAACCGCGAGGTTTTAATGCGACCCACAGCGTGGAGGCCACCAGAAACATTACCAATGCCTGATGACCGTCCTGGTTGGAAACATAGATATATCCGCTTGAGCACCATGGGTGTTCCAGACCCGAGTAACATCTCTTCCAAGATGCGTGAGGGGTATGAACCCTGCAAGGCAGAGGAATATCCCGAAATGATGATGCACGCTACAACTGAAGGCCGCTTCAAAGGCGGTATTGAGGTTGGCGGGTTATTGTTATGCAGGATCCCTGCTGAGTTTTTGGAACAGCGTGCCGCTTATTACGACAAGCAAAACCGAGCTCAAATGGAATCCGTAGACAATACGTTTATGCGCGACAGCGATCCACGTATGCCTTTGTTTGCTGAAAAGCGTTCAAAGGTTACTTTCGGTACAGGTACTTAACTTTTTATAGGAGTCTTAAATGGCTTATCCAAGCGTCCCCGCAGCTTACGGTTTTAAACCCGTAAATCTGATTGGCGGTCAGGTATTTGCTGGTTCTACCCGCAACCTACCTATCGCCTATAACTACGGAACTGCTATTTATTATGGCGATTTCGTAAACCTCTCAAGTGGTTTTATCAATGTACAAACAGCCGCAATCTCCAGCCCCACAGTTGGTGTATTTCTAGGTTGTTACTACACTAATCCAACGACTAAGCAACGTCAATACTCACAGTACTATCCCGGTAGCGTAACTGCTGGTGACATTACTGCGATCGTTGGTGATGATCCTGACCAAGTGTTTAAAGTAGCAGTTACTGCTGGTGCTAGCTCAACAACGATTGCTTCGGCATCTGCGTTGAACGTTGGTATCAACATGGCTGGTAACACTTTGACTGGTTCTGCTTCTACTGGTAACTCTAGCGGTGCTGTTGTGGCTTTGGCTACAAGCTCTGGTAATTTCCGTGTATTGAATTTGGTTCCTGATACACAAATTACTAGCCCAGCTACTTACAGTTCTGGTACAGGTACAACTTCTTTGGTTGTAACCGGATTGACTGTAGGCCAAGTGTTGCCAATCGGTACAGACGTATGGCAATTGGTTAATGGTAATCTCCAGTTTACTGGTTCTACCTTGACTGCTGCTTCAACTGTTACTACTACAGGTAGCACAACCCTCACCGTCACTGCTTCAACTGCTACAGTTGCTGGTTCATTGGCACTCGTTCAAACCCCCGAAGTACTCGTGAAAATCACATTTGGTTCTCACAGATACTACGTTGCTTAATTAAGGAGCTAACAAATGGCTATTTCACGTGCACAACTACTGAAAGAGTTGCTCCCTGGCTTGAACGCATTGTTCGGTTTAGAGTACGCTCGCTACGGCGAAGAACACAAAGAAATCTACGAAACAGAAACTTCTGAGCGTTCTTTTGAAGAAGAGACTAAATTGTCTGGCTTCTCAGCAGCACCAGTCAAAAACGAGGGTTCAGCCATCGCTTATGACAATGCTCAAGAGGCATGGACAACTCGCTAT